GCTCGATCAATTGATCGAGCTTTTAACAAAACAGGAAAATAATATTTACTCTTTTTCGGCTTTAGATATTACAGTGGTTGTATTACTTTCTTTAGATTTAAATACAAGCCGATCTTCTCCAAGATTAACATCATAATTCTCAACATCTAACGATACAAATTGATCTTTGAATATAGAAAGAACAAAAGGCTCTTTTATAGTGTTTTCTCCAATAGACAATTCATAAACCTTGCCAGAAACTATAGTCTTATTATCTCCTATTTTAAATTCCATGTTTTTTTCATCTGAATCATCCAAGTTATTAAGTGTGCTAATTTTCTCAATATTTGCCTTAGTTAATTCAAAATCTAATATAGAATCTACTGTAGAAATACCTGTTTTAAACAATTCGTCAGATATATATTTGAAAATGTTAAGAGAAGTACAATCTACATTCATTTTCAATAATTTGTTTTTTAAGAGAATTTTTTCTGCAGCGTATTGTGTGTCAGAATCTGAAATTAGCTCTTGATATTCTACAGTTATAGTAAATTCAACATCATTGAATTGATCCATAATTTTTGTAAGATGAGAAATATTATATAGTCCCACCTTTATTCGTTTTGATTCAGGTTTTGCGGATGTTAGCAGGCCTGCGTCATCAAACTTAATAGAACTCATTTTTACTACAGAACGTTCTTCATTATAGGTTTTTGCAGTAAAAGTTGATGTTGTTTGGTCAATTTCCAAAAGCAATGATTTATCTATAGTAGAAAATCTTTTAAGCCACCCAGTAAAGGCTTTAACGTTTTTTGCGGTGAATTCGATAGTTTTTTTATTTGTTGCCATAATGTTAAGAAGTTTTTAATATGTTAATCCAAGTATTATAAAAACAAAAAGGAACAAAGTTTTATTTGTTCCTCTCTTTAATTATTTTTTAACAATTATCCTCCCATTTCGTTACCGCGCCAATCGGGTTTATCTCCCCATGATTCCGGGTCCATATCTCCGCGAGGTCCTCTTGGTGTTTCTTGCCAAGTTGATTGTTCAGGTTTGCATTTAAACTTATCAATCTCATTTTTCATAAGTTTACAATATTTGTCAAAATCATCTTGACTATCATGCATATTTGTTCCAGGACGATTTTTTATTCTTGATTGATTCCAAAAATCCCATAATAAACTGATTAAATCGGGACTATCTGCTAATGATTCTTTTACAAGTTTTCTCATAGTCATTTATTACATTTGCCCAGCTGCAACCCAATCTACTTGATCAAGTGCTTGTGCTGCTAAATCTTGAAGTACTTCAAATGATAAACCTTTTTCTGCAGCTTCTTGAAATAATATTTCTAATTCCTGAGAAACTTCGGCCATCATATTTTCATCCGCATGATCAGCATATTCATATCCACTGTCGGCAATTTCATCCTCTTCTCCTTCTTCGGACCAAAGTTCCAGATCATCTTCATTTAATTCATCTTCAAGACTTTCGTTTACATATTTTCCTCTTTTCGTAGTTGTTGAATTATTTTCTTGCATTTTCATTTTATTCTTTTTACGTGCTATTGGAGTAAGATAAAAATTATCCATAAGATATTTTGCTAACTCTTCTATGTCAGCTTCTTGGCTGTTAACCATTTTTTCAAATTGCTGATCATCGATAACTTTAGGATTGCCTAAAATTTTTGCAGCTCTTCTTCGCATTTCATCAATGTAAACACCACCAAAAAACTCATCGTCAAGCATTTCTTGTAATTCTTGGTGACGATCATTCCAATCATCATCGAGCATATCTTTATAATCTGTAGGGTCCCAAGCCATAATTCTTTTGATTTATTTATTCTTTGAATGAAAGGTAATATAATCATTTGTGCTTGAATAACGATTATAAAAATAAATTTCAGTTATTTCCTTAAATTCTTCTTTTGTTATTCCTAAATATTCTTGTATTTTTTTAAATCTTATGCGTTTGTTATATAAAACTTTTGCCCAAAATATTCCAGTGACAGCCATTAAAATTGCATATAAAATATTGGGAAACATTCTGTAAAAGTGGGGAAGGTTTAAAACACAGATGGTTATTTCAATTAGCAGAGGAATTATTAAAAGTAAAATTATTATCCAAACGTATATTTGTTTGTTACTAATGCTATGAACAGAAAGATTTTTAAGGAAAAATCTTTCAAGTTTACCAGGCGGAAATTTTCGGTAGGCTTCCTCGAATTCTGTTTTATTAATCTTACACATTAAAATTTTAACATTTATTATTATTTATTCATCTTCATCCTCGTCACTTTTAACTTTTTCATCGTAAACATCTTGGCCATCCCAAACTGTAACATCATCTATTATTTCAATATCTGAAGTTTCAAACAAATTAACCACATTTGTTTTGTGTCCAATACCTCGAGCCAATGTAGGATCTGGTAAAGTATCAAAAGCTTTTTGCGCGTCTTTTAATTCTTTTTCTTTTGCTTTAAGATCAATGACGAGTTGTTTAATTTTATCTTTGGTTGCTGCCAGTTCATCCTTTGTAAATTTTTTGGCAGTCATTCCCTCAAGTTTTGCGATTACTTCTTTGTCATAAGTTTTCAACCATTTATCGAGTTCATCAACTGTTCTCGTTTTTTGTAATACAAATGCAATAAACAATTCTTTAGCATAATTGAACTTAAGTTCAAACGCTAATTTGTCACGTTCATACAATGTATTCTTGAGCTTAAGTCTTACAACCTGCCATCTGTAATCTTCTAGATATTGTTCTATTGAATCATAAGTAAGAACTGTCCCATCTTTAACAAATACGGGAGTTTCGGTAACAATTACTGCAAAGGTTTTTTGAACAAACCTTTGAATATCTTCCCACTCATCATTACTTCTACCGCTATAAACTATATCGATATTTACTTTGATGTTTGAGTTATTTATGATACGTACATTACTTTCGTACTTATTTATGAGATAATCAAGTTTCTTGAGAACAGATTCATATTTAATAATCGGAGGTATTTCACGAATGATGATTCTTTTACCCTCAATAGCAACTGTAGAAGAAATTAACCAAGCTTTATCTACTCCTTTGTACTTTTCAATCTTTCCGTTAAATCCTTCGAAATAAGGCTTAACACTTTTACGAGTTCCTGCTAAAAAGTCTTTGATGTCGCTTAATTTACGAGGAAGTACTGTAGATTTATAGCCTACAGCGATACCAACAATTGGAGATACAAGTCCTAAAGGAAGATCCATCCACAATGGATCGTAAGGGCCATCCGGTTCCCTCGTAGTGAGGTAATTATATTTGTTAAGTATACCATTAGCTGCAGCTGATAATTTCACGGCAGTGTATCGAGCGGCCGCTGGGCTTGGTGATACTTCAGTTCCAAAGAACCCGTCTCCTTCAAGTATTTGCATCGCATTTCCAAATGGACGAGCTAATTTTGAGATTGCTCCTTCTAATGAACTGTTACCATGATGGTAACCATCGGATATAGCGTTACCTACAACACTAAGTGTTTTTTGAAACGTTGTAGGAGAATTTTTGAGTATAAAGCGTTGAACAGGCGTAAGGCCATCGTAGAAATTAGGTATGCCTCGTTGTTCAAGTACATATACTGCGTAATCTCTAAACTTGCTATCAATGAACTTTGAAATTGGAAGTCGAATGACTTTTTCCTTACGTTTTGGTTTCGTTAAATCTTTTGCTTTGCTTTTACGCATATATTATTTCTTATTTTGTTTTATGATCGTTTCTTCTAAATGTTTTCTCTGGTTGATTTTCTCTTGTTTTGCTCGATCTTCACAGCCGTAAACAACACAATAGCCATTTACATTTTTTCTCGTTCTTGTTTGACCACAGTAAGGACAGCAATTATTATCCATTGTATTTTACTTTATTTTCGGCCCAATCATCACAATCATCACCGGCGATAATATGCTTTTGACGATCACAATTTCCATTATGAATGCACGTATCACAAGGATATGTACTTTTATTTGCGTACTCAAAGTTATCATTCCAATGAGAAAAAGGACCAATATCTTCGTTTGGATCGTCTTCTAACCAATGATCGAACCAGCCCATTATGCTAATTTTTTATTCTTTATAAGGTTTCGAAGAAATAAGTTTTTGAGCCCCATAGATTCTTCCCATTGTTTACGAAGATTTTCATAATCCTCTGTACCCTCAGCCAAAGAATCTTGAGTTTCAAATTCAGGATAGTTTTCATAATCCCAAACTCTTTCATCTGCAAGGAAACAAATAGCAGTCATTGCTGAATTGATGTCGGGCTCATGAAAAACTGCGCAAGGGATTCCGTTATCGCGGATGGCTTCATGTATTTCTTCCATTGAACCTTTAGGATTGCCAAAGTGCCCATCATTAGAAGTTCCGCCATTAAGAATTATCCAAGTCTTATCCCACAATACGAAGTCTTTGAAATCTTGATTATTCGCATATTTTGCTGCGTACTCAAGCGATGCGTGTCCTGCCTGAATTCCTTGTTGAATAGGAGACAAGTTATACGGTACAAAAAAGTACATGCGATATGTTCTTTCGGGATGCGGCATAGGTGTGTGTTTTACAAAATTGTACTATTTTATTTTACAAATATAATCATTTTCTTTGACAAATAAAAATTATTCGGCTCTTAAATCATCACGAACTCTCATTAAAACCTTACCGAGAAGATTTTGGCCATTCCAATTCTTTTCATCAAGAATACGATCATCATCCCATTTTATCTTTACGCCCCAGATTGGGTCAAAGGGTGTACCCTCTACAAGAATTTTGTTTCCTGTGTCTAAAAGTTGCTTTTTTAAATGGGGGTATTGCGAGAATTTCAAGTATATAGCTTTATACATTGCTTCTTCACGATATTTTGACCATATTTTTTCATCGTAGTTTATTACTTCTCTCCCCATGTTTTTTGCATCACGAGGATTTTGTCCTTTTGTCAAAATTTCATGGGCTTTTTCATGATCATTAAACGCTTTTGCTTTAATGTACATAAATAATTGCTCTGAAGAATTGAATTTCTTACCCATATAAGTAATTTCCAAGTCTGAAGGAATCCAGTTACTTAGAAATGAACCCCAAAAATAAATGTGTGTATCAGTTGTTCTCATTATGATAATTTAAAATAGCGGTTTAATTTTTTTATCTTTTTGTAAACTTTCAAGTTTCTCGTCTTGAATATTCCACTCCGGAACCTCTATACCGAGATTCTCTTCTACCCACCGAGCCACAATGCGGCGATGGCAGAACTCACCCGGCTCTTCCCAACACAATAACACGTTATTCTTAAACATCTCATAAATCGTTTTAGGATCGAGTTTTGACAATACATTTTCTCGATATAACATTTCATATTGTTCTTGTGTTATTGCTTTAGCTTTAATTGCATAAAACGCTAACCTATCTGGCTCTAACGCAGGATACTGTAATCCCGTCCAATCAATTGGCGGGTAGATGCAAATAGCCACGCCTTTGTCACCTGTGTAATGCTTAAAGCAGGAAGTTTTCATCTTCCGCGATATGGAGGCTGATTTTCAAGTCCGTAACAAACTACAATGTTTTTGTTAAGTTTAGGGTTTTCAACCAATTCCATGTTTTCTTCAACCCATTTCTTTAGAGCATAAGCTTCTAATTCGATTTCGGCTTCTATTTTTAAAAGTCCATCTTTTGTTAATTCTACTGTCATGATTTCAAGTATTAAGTTATTATTCGTTTGCTTTCCACTCCAAATTATTTGCTCTTTCATTTTTCTGAAGGCAGTCCCAACAAACTGTATAAATCCAGCCGCCAGTTTGCCCAACATTTTTTGTAGTTCCACAAGATTCGCATATCTTATATGATAATGATTCTGCAAGGCTGGTCATGCCATCAATCGCATCATCGCCTCCACTATAATAAAACCGGAGCCCGCCAAATTTTTCTTTTATCTGGTCAATTTGAATTGTAACTTCAGGAATTTTTTTTCTTGGAGATTTTTCGTAAATCCATTCAGCAAAAGCATACATTTTGCTTTTTGATTTATATTTTCGACGAAGATATGCCTGCAAATTCCACATCCATTGATATTTGAATTTGTTTTTATTGTTGCGGTTTACGTTTTTAAGATGATTATCTATTTCACCCATCAATTCATCGAGAAGCATATACCACCCATTTCCACATTCAAAACCGAATTGGATAGGGATAACCATTTCCTTTTGATTAAGAAGTTTTACAGTATTTTCTAAGACTTCTTTAGTCGAGTCTCCGCTATAAATAGGGAGATCATGTTGAAAAAAATGAGGGTATTTTTCCAGTAATTTCTTTTCTAATTCAGCTTTCATTACGTAAGGTCTTTATATGTTGATAATCGAACTAATTTTGGAATATAGTGTGGGTCTTCTGCGTATTTGATGCAATCTAAAAATACTAAATAGAGCGCATCATCTTGTTTCGACTCAATTCTATAACCGCGAGATATGTACCAATCCTGCCATATTTTGTAATCTCTTACAGATTGAATCCAGTGATCATATTGAGAATGCCCTTGATAAACCCCTGTTGCTACAGTTGGACGATATTTTGGAAATTTCATTCCAAAACAATTGTGTCCATTATTAAAAATATCAGAAGTGTAAAACCCTGTTTCGAGCTGTGCTTGTAAAAGAACCACATCAGGATAACGAATTCTTTCATAAGCAATAACTTTCTTTAATAATTCTTCAGAAAATGGCTCATCTTTTATTTCATAATAAAAGAAATCTCGTTCAGCTCTATATTTCATTTCATCCGTTATTACGAGATATCCTCCCGGAATTGTGTACGAATGAGTAAAAAATAAAGCGATTCCAAGCAATAATATTTTGAGCGCGGTTTTCATGTTACTTAAAACCTATTTTTGTAGGTTTGTTTAAATTAACGTTGTTATCAGTTCCGAAGAAATAAATGTCTGCTAAAGTCATAGGTTCAGTAACCTCAACTTCTTTATGTCCAAGTTTTTCCAATAAAGCCTTTGATTTCGCTATATCAAGCTTATCAAATTTGTAGTTCATTAAAAGACGTCCTTTGCGTAAAAGTGCTTCATCGAGAGTTTTCTTATCAGTATTAAATGTTGCCACAATAGAAATTCTCAAGCAATCTGAAAGCAAACCATCGGTGAGGTTAAGTACATTAGATACTGCAGAACTTCTTCCTCCATTGTTTCTCTTTTCAAGAGCAGGTTCAGCATCCTCAATTATGAGAATAGAATCATTATTGCTCATTAAGAATGGAATAAATCCTGGGTCAGTTATAGAATCCACCATATCAGGAGATATAAATATGATATTCTTTTTAACCTTTGAAGTTAAATAACGAATAAATGTAGTTTTTCCAGTACCGGGCTCTCCGCTTAATATAACGAGATTTGTTTTATTCTTTTTGTTTAACCCGCTTATTATTTCTTCGGACATTTCAACGAATCCTTCGTTATAGTTTTCCTGTAGATCAACATTTATTTTCTTGACGTCAAACCCCTTTTTATCAAAGCCGTGAGAAGATCTATATACGATATAGATCTTATTTTTTGTTACCTTTGGACGTCTATATGATTTTAGCACGCATATCAACGAATAGAACAATGAATTCTCATCGTTTTCATCTTTTGGATTATAGTATATGACTGCCTTATCTTCTCCGTCAAGATACATAAATATATCTTTTGAGAAAAGCATAGCTATTGACGTTATTCGAGGATTATCACTCCCTTGATATGATGCTTTAATATATGAATGAATAGGAACATGCATAGTTTTGAATAATGCAATGATGAATTTATTCATATTAAACTGTTCGAAACGGTAAACATGAGGGTGAAAGCCTGTAAATTGCTGATACTTATAAGCGTAATAACTTAGTTCAGAATATGAAGCTAAATACCCTTCATTTCCGTCTTCCATTTTTACAAATTTATTAACATCTTCAAATGGAATTCTGGCCAAATCTGAAAATTTCTTTGTGGGAAATTTTGATATATCAAGTGCCACATTTTTCCAATCTTCGTTTGTTTCGATTGGATTACCATCCTCGTCGTATTCTTCGTAGTTTTCTATCTGCATAAGATTTGTGTTTTTTACAAGTTCACATATAGTGTCAATTTCTTCTTTAGTTAATTTATCTTCAGGAAAAAATAATACCTCAACGTTTCCTTCATTTGGTGATATTGTTATTTTCCTTCCGGCCGTGTTTTCCTTTATTTGATTCACGTATTTTATTTTTATGTTCTTTGGATAATGGGCGCAATTTTTTTCCTTTATTCCAAGGAGCCCCCATTGTTTTTTTTCGTTTTTCTATTGTTTCTGGAGATTGTTTTTTGCCTGTATTTATTATTCGCAAATGTTCTTTTTGTTCTTCGGTTCGGTGTTTTCCTTTATTTCTTGAAACCCCTGTACTATTTTTTATCATTTTTTCTTTTGCGCTTTCCTGCATTGGAATGCCTTTATTCCAAGGAATGTTTCCTTTATGTGCTAAAGATAATTTTCTTTTGTGTTCTTCGGACATAGGAGATACGTGTTTTTTTCCCTTTCCTTTCACGCCTTTTCCAATATTTGTTCGATGCTCGGCTGTTTTTTGTTTTCCTTTTCCTCGTGATACACCTTTACTATTT